AATTCTGCGGCAGTTGCCGCTACATTTGTACCACCTATGTCTAAGGTAGTTACAGATATTTCTCCTGCAACAGTTGCAACACCATCTGCTAAAGTAATTAAATCTGTGTCATCAGTATGACCAATTGTTGTTCCGTTAACAATTACATTATCAACAGTAAGTGTAGTTAGTGTTCCTAAAGAAGTGATATTGGATTGAGCCGCAGTAGTTACTGTAGCCGCAGTTCCAGATACATTACCAGTTACATTACCAGTTAAAGGCCCTGCAAAAGCATCTGCTGTTACAGTACCATCAAAATATCCATCTTTAAATTCAACACCACTACTACCAAGGTCTAAAATATTATCAGCACCCGGTGTTAAAGCACCATCTGTAAGTATTAATTGTTTTTCATTTCCTGCATAAAAGTTAATTGTATTAGCAGTTTCAAAATCTATTTTTGTTTCATCATCTTCACCAATTTTAATGTCAGTTGCAAGTAAAGATGTAATTGTTGTTTGTGCCGCACCAAGAGCAAAGTCTAAAGTATTATCGCCATCTTGGTATGTTACAGTAATTCCTGTTTCTGTATTGGAACTTACCATAGCTCCAACAGTATCAGAAATAGTTTCTGCTAATGAAACTCCTGCTATAGTTATAGCATCAGCTTCTAGTGTACCATCTATGTATGCATCTTTAAATTGTGCAGATGAACTTCCTAAATCTATATTATCGTCTGTAGAAGGAAGAATAGCACCATCAGTAAATGTAACTTGGTTTTCATTGTTGGCTTTTACTGTAATTACATTTGAACCAGAAAAAGTTATTGATGTATCAGTATCTCCATCTCCTGCAATTGAGTCTAATTGTAAAGAACCAACATTAGTAAAGTTTGAATCACTTAGGTCTAAAGTTCCAGTAACATCTAAGTTACCATCTACTGTTAAATTTCCTGCGGCTGTTACGTTTGCTCCACTAAAAGTTAAAGCAGTAGTTGTTCCAGATTTAATTATTAAATTTCCAGAGGTATTTGTTGCACTACCAAAAGTAGTACCTGCGTCTTTAAAAAATATATCTCCACCATCAGCATCTAGAATAATGTCTGTTGTTGCATCTACAGTAAAATTACCAGAAGATGTTAAGTGCGGAGTTCCAAACATACTGTAAACTTCATCACTGCCATCTATGTAGATAACATCTTTCATTCCAGTTGGAATAGTAACAGTAGCTGTGCCATCACCAGAAGTACAAATTACTGAACTATCTGATCCATTAACAATAAAATAATTTATTTGTTTATCTGGAAAGGTAACTGTTCTTGTTGTGCCGGGAGAACCAGTAAATTTAATTACTGCGTGTCTTCCATTATTATCTGCTGTTCCATCAGCAAAAGCTAAAGTTACGTTACCAGAGGCAACACTAACTTCTACATATCCACCAATTGCATCATCTAACAGATCAATAAGGTTTTCGTTAAGTACGTCACCCCATGTTCCTGTATTTTCTCCATCGGTTTGTTTTACAAAACCTAATTGTGTATAATTACTCATTTAATTTGCTATTCCTGTTGTCCATGTTTCTGTTCCTCCAGACGTAGTATTTACTAAAGACCATAATTTTGCTGTTCCTATTGTACTTGTACTAGAAATACCCGTTATTGTATTTACAGATGCTGTTCCTGTTACATTTTCTGATAAATCAGAAACACTTAATCTTAAATTATCATAACCTACTTGGTTAATAGTTGCACTACCAGAAGCCTCTTCAGTACCAAGTGCAAGAGTTGCCGCTATACCTGTTTCTGCAAATACAGCACCATCATCCCAACCATTGTCTCCATACGCACCTGCGTTATATCCGGCAGTACCCGAAGCCATTAACTAATCCTAATTAACGCTGTATTATGTGCCGCACTTGGAAACTGTACTTGAAAAGTTCCATTTGAAGATGAAAAATCAGAACCAAAATCTAATACTGCAATAGATGCATTTGATTTACTATTATTATAAATTAAAGCTCCTCTAGCTGTAATAGTTGCAGATGTAAAACTTGGGTCAGCCGCATCAAAAAACGCAACATTATTTGAAGAGTCATAGGAAACAGCTTGACTTGAAAGTGTTGCACCTCCTGCCGTGTATCCCGTTCCACTTACTTCATTAGAAGTTGTGTATGCTGATGTCGTTGCACCTAAAGATGCACTTGATGTGTATAATGCTATCTTTAAAGTGTCACCACTTGTTCCTAAGTTATGTGCTCCATCTAAACAATCTTGTTTAAATGTATCTGTTAATACTTGTGTTATTGCCATTCTATTTTCTCCTTATATTTATGTTGTCATTTCTTTTAATTGATTTTCACCTGCAATATTAGAAGGAAATTCATAATCATTCCTTCTTCTTCGTCTTGTTTGATTATTTAGTGATTCAACAGCAGATTGATAGCGTTGCGTATAAATTGCTAAATCTTCTCTGTTTTTACTAAATGTACAAGCCTCCATCAAACAAGCGTAAAGGAGAAGGTCTTGTGCGTTTTGTGTTAACCAGTTGGTTGTATTTGAACTTGAAAGTTCTGCTAGTCTCCTAGCGTAAGTCATTTCTATTGTGTAAGATGAATCTGGCGTTGGTGCTACTAATATAGCAGTATCACTATAATTTGCCCAATATTTAGGAGAACCTGTTGTGCTAGAAGTAGGCCAATAATCATAAATAAATTCATCAGTTCGTTGTTCTAAAAAAATTCTTTTACCACTTGAAGTTAACCAAATAAAATGAAAAATAACTTTAGCATCAATTGGTTTGCTTACAAATCTATCACTTGTATTAAATGATGATGTTGCTGATTCGTGAAAAGCATAAGGTTCAATATCTCTTGATATACGTTGTTCTGCTAAAGAAATAAAATTATCTGTTTCATTAGAAAATTCTGTTCCATCATTTTCCATCCAATCTTTAATATCTTGCGTTAAACTTGCATATGTCATTGTTGCCATATATTATCCTACATCATCTAGTAATGCCGCTACTACACACGTCACAGTAGATGATGACGATATTGCGTGTATATCAGCAACAGTTGTATTTGGTAAATTTGCAAACCAAGAATGACCTGCCTTTATTTTAATTCCATCAGTTACAGAAGTAGAAGCTGTTCCTGCATCTAAAACAATATAAACATCATTAGAAGAATCAGTATTTTTAATAAATAAAAAATTAACTTTATCTCCTGTAGCAACAGCAGTTGGTGCTGTATCATCATCTACAGCAGTATAGTCTGTAAAATATCCTGCAATTAAATCTGTACTTGCATTAGAAACACTTGTAAGTTTATAATACCACTTGTCATTAGCATCAGCAGGACTGATTGTCATACTACCAGAAATAGTTTTAGCTATTTCATCTGGTAATATAGTTGCTGTTAGTGTTACTGTTGCATCATCTGCCATTATTTCTTACCTTCTTTTTTAAGACGTTCTTCTCTTTCTTCGTACTTTTTAACTTCTTCTGCTGACATATTTCTAATATATCCTTTTACAGGATTTTTAATAATTGGCATTTTAACTGGTTTAGCTATTGCATCTGCCATTTAATTTTTTCCTATTTTAAATGATAATCCTTTTACAGGAACTACAACGTCTTTATTCTTCTCTTTTAAAGTTAAAGTGTTTCCAGAGTTTTCCAGAGTATTTGTATGAACCGTAATGGATGAGGTTTGAACCAACGTCTGCCCAGATTTTACCTCCAATTTTTTGCCATCTTCTTGAGAAAGCATAATCTTCTGATAAGTATCTTCCATTTTCATCTTTCATTGTATCAAAAAACAAATATGTATTTTTTGAATCGTATTCTTTTCCATTAATTATTTGATCTGTTACATAGTATAAATCTGGATATTTTTTTACCATTTTTTCTATGCATGATCTTTTAATCAACATAAATCCTGTTGCCGCATCTAATACTTCAGCAAAACCTTTTTCTACATTTATGTTATCTTTATCAGCAAAATTTAATACATAAGGATGACATAAATTTTTGTAATCTTTATTTTCTTTAACAAGCTGTGGTATAAGTTCCCAACTTATCATTTTCATAGGATATGGTGCACAAATTACTTCTTGATCAAAATCTAAATATCTTTTTATAGAACTAGCTTCAAAACCTATATCTGCATCTATAAACAATAAATGTGTAGCATCTTTGTTATCTAAAAAATTAGCAACAATAGTATTTCTTGCTCTTGTTATTAAAGACTCTTGTCCTAAAGTTTGTATTCGTAAAGCTATTTCTTCTTGACGACAAAAATTTTGTAAATCAAGAATACTATGAAAGTAATCTTCACTTAACCAACCACCATAACATGGTGTTCCTAAAAATATATTTGCTTTAGCTGACACTTATAGATTCATTACCTAAACTTACAGTTAATGTCAATGATGTAACTAAAGGACTTGCTGAATCACTTGTAAAAGTTGAAGCAAATGTTTTAGCTGTATGACCTAAAGTTTTTTGTAAAGAATTTAAACTTCCATTTTCTATTTGATCAGAAGGTTCTAATTTTACTGGTACACGAGCATTTTTTAATGCTTGTGCATCTGCTCCTTTATTTTTTGGGTCTAATTGAGGATGTTTAGTCTCAAATTCAGAAGTGTGAACAAAAGAACCATTCCATTCCTTACGCATTTCATTATAGGGAAATGCTAAACCACTTCTATCAGATATCGCTTTAGCATATTTACCTTTTGCATAAGACATAATTAAACATAAGATAGTTGTGGCATAATTTTTAAATCGACTTTTTCTCGTTCTTCCGTTATTGCCCTATCAAATTCCTCTTCATATAATAATTTTAATTCTTGTCTTCTTTGAGGGTCTATTTGTGGTCTTTTTAAACTCATATAATATGATAACCCACTAATTAAACAAGGATAGAATCTATCTGGTACATCAACATCTTGATATGATGCATCAATATCTTCTAATTTTTTACTTCTTCTATATTTAAAAATATACGCATCATCTGGTGTTGGATATAAATATACAACAGGTGCAGATCGCAATCTGTCAATAAAATATTGAGATGGTTTACCTTTTGAATTTTTATTAGGTATTTCTAAATAATCTTCTCTACTAATTCTAGTAATATTCATATCTATTTCTTCACTAGATGTAGCAGTTTGTAAAACAGCTTCTAAAATATCAACTGTAGCAGAATCTAAAGTGTAACTTGTTGTTCCATTTGCTAAAGTTTGTTTTACTTCATCTGTTGCCCATAACAAAGTACCTCTATTAATCCAATCTCTAAAAATAAGATTCATTGATCTTCTAGCACTTTGCACTTCTTTACCTATCTGTGGTTCACCACCAATACGCAATAATGCTTCTTCAATAATTTCATCAACTTGCAATGCAAAAGAAGTTGTTCCAGATGTTGTTGGCATATTTTATCCTAATATGTTTTACTTAATTTTAAAATAATTGTGTAGTGGTCTCCATCAGTGTGTCCTGTAGTTGTTAATAATAAATCACCATTAATACCAGAACCAGCATTGTTTAAAATTCCACCAAACTCTTTTACATCTATATGGCCTTGAGAAGACAATGCTCCATTAGCACCTAGTACCTTACAAACAACATTAGTTGATGCATTCCATAATAAATCAACTCTCATTCCAAAAATATCGTAATAAATTTCTTGAATTGCAACTCTAGAACAAGCTGTTCCATCATGACTTGCCTCTAAAGCAGAAACGTCTACTTTTGCCACTGCACTCTCTCCACTACCATCAGATATATTAGTAAGTTTTACTAAAATATTTTTAGCACCTACATTATCATTGATGATTTGTGACGTTACTGCATCTGCCATTTTTTACCTCCTAAAAAAATTTTGTCTATTTCATTTCTTACTATTAAAAGTAAAAAAGCTAATCTTTCACAAATAAGCATAATATTATCCTTTAAAAAAAAGGCTAGGGGTTTTATACCCTAGCCATTATGATTATTCGTATACGTTTCTACTACAGCAAACATAGTGACAGTTAACTGCTTCAGCCGCCGCCGCACCTGCTTCAATACCAACGTATGGAATTAAATCAATATCGTTAGTTAAAGCCGCAGATTTAGTAGTACCAGTTGTTACTGCTGTACCACCAGTTGAACCAGAAGTAGATGTTACATTATACTGTATACCATTTACAAAAATTGATGCTTTTCTATCTGAATCAATTGTAATTTTTAAATGATAAGGCGTGTTTGCCGCAACAGTAATAGGTAATTGACTTATGTAGT